AATGACCATGTAGCAGGAGAAGGTAGAGATGTACATAGAGACACCCTAGAAGTAGATTTTGTATCTAGAGCTCCATCAATTTACTATTCGTATGTAATTTTTCAATCGGAGGATATAGAGTGACATATAATATATTTTATAAAGGAACAGCAATAACATGGATTACTACTAATACAGTAACTAGTGATATTATTGCGGCTCAAGCCGCACAAGGAGTATCTCATTTTACTAAAGAATCAGATACAGAAATTATTTTGGATTCTTACTATGTTAATGAAGCAGGAGATGATATCGTGCTTTGGTTAACTTTTTCACCTAATGAGGTAGCAAAAGTAAATATGGGGTCTACCGCATCATGGACAGGAATTCCACAAGATACAACAGTTTATTTAAATGGTTCTAATGTTGGCACAGTACCAGCAGATGGAACAGTTACTTTTACTGGCACTAAACCAGGTGAATATACAGTAAAACTAACTAAGACAGGGTATAGAGATTATACCAGTAAAATTAAAGTGGAGTTAGTATAATGGCATTAGCAGTAAACTTAACAAAAACACAAACATATACAGAGGATAGACAAAATGAATATCCTCAAATAAAGAATCAGATGGATATGTTATGGCATGCAATCGATGATGGCGTGTTTGGAAACAGCGCAAAATCCACTGACTTTTACACACAGCTTAAGGCTGTAAAGGATAAATATCCTAAATCTTAGGGTCAAAATAAAACAAGTCAAAAATAGTTCTTGACATCACCTTAAGATTTTGATATAATTTAGCATATAGGAGTATAAAATTATGGCAGCAGGGAAATACGATATTGTAATCGATCAGGGTTCTGATTTCTCATTACAAGTACAAATAGCGCAGGACGGGGATAATGTAAACCTCGTAAATCAAACTGCGTCCGCACAATTGCGCCCTTCTCCCACATCAAATACTCTTACGGCAACATTTACTTGTTCTACAGTTGACCAAGCCAATGGAGTACTAAAAATGTACTTAGGCTACGGAACAACTAGGAATGTAGCAGCAGGTAAATATTATTATGATTTAGAATTGCACAACACTAGTGCGAATACAACCACTAGATTAATTGAAGGCATAGCACGAGTTACACCAGAGGTTACAAGATAATGGCACTTACCCTAACACTTACTCCTAATACAACAGCTATCAATGCGACGAGTAATTCAACTACTCTTACAATATCATCAGCAGTCGCTGGTTCCGCAACTGATGCTCAGGGTATAACCTTTAACAATCCTGTAGGAACTCTATCAGGTCAAACTCATGTGGAGGGAGCATTAAACTTCCTTGCCAATCAATTCTTCGTGCAAACATCAGCGCCAACTTCAAGTACAACTGGACTTTCAGAAGGCGATTTATTTTATGATACTGATGACAATCAGTTAAAGATTTACCGTGAAACATCATCGGGAACATTTGAATTTGTCCCTATAATGATAGGTAACGATTCAGCGGACTCGGACACGGTAGACGCAGGGAGCTTTTAGCTCGTATAGGAAACAATCATGGCACAAACCATTAAAATTAAAAGAAGTAGCAGTACCGCCGCACCAACTTCGTTAAGTGCTGGTGAATTAGCTTATTCATCTAGTTCTAAGAAGCTCTTTGTAGGACACCCTAGTTCAGCAGCAGTAACAACAATCGGCGGTGATTTGTATGTTGAAATGCTCGACCATACAGCGGGTACTCTTACAGCGAGTTCAGCCATTGTAGTTGACGCTAACAGCAAGATTGACTACTTGAAATCTGGTAACATTGTAGTTACTGGTTCTTCAGACACAATATCTACTGGTAGTGGCGCATTAACAATAGCCCCTTCAGGTAATTTAATAATTACACATGGTGGTACAATTGATATTGATGCACAAGCAAATGTATTGGCAATCAAAGACAACGAAGCAGCCGCTTTAGATATTAAAGAAGGTACTACTTCATACATGAAATTTATTACTACTAATAGTAGTGAAGAAATTGAAATCAGCAAAGATTTAGACATCAATGCAGCAATAGATGTATCAGGAGCCGCAACACTTGGCTCAGCAGCAGTTACAGGAAACTTAACTATAAACACTAATAAGTTTACAGTTACAAGTGGAGAAGGTAATACAGCAATCGCTGGTACTTTAGATGTAACAAATGCCGCAACTTTCTCATCTGGTGTAGAAATTGATGGAGCTTTACAAGCTGATGGAGCAGTAACACTTGGTAATGCATCAGGAGATGCTATTACAGTAACAGGTACAGCAACATTCGCACAGTCAGCAGACTTTGATGGCGGATTAACAGTTGCAGGCTCACAAACAGTTAATATGGGTGGAAACAGAGTTACCAATATTGGAACTCCTACCCAAACAACAGACGCAACAACCAAAGCATATGTAGACAGCGTTAAACAAGCCCTTGATATTAAAGATTCAGTAAGAGTAGCTACAGCAGCTGCTATTTCAGGCTCTTATAATAATGGTTCAAGTGGTGTTGGAGCAACACTAACATATGATGCAAATGGAGCCATCTCTGTAGATGGAGTAACTCTAGTTGCAAATGACAGAGTTCTTGTTAAAAACCAAAGTACTGGAGCACAAAATGGTATTTATTATGTAAGTACTGTTGGTGACGGCAGTACCGCAGCTGTCCTTACTAGGTCAGTAGACGCAGACCAAGCTACCGAAGTTACAGGTGGTATGTTCTGTTTTGTGGAAGAAGGTAGTACAAATGCAGACAATGCTTATGTATTAACTAATGTAACTGGTTCAGCTACAATAGGTACAACAGCCTTAACTTTCACACAGTTCTCAGGAGCTGGTCAGGTTACAGCAGGTAACGGTCTTGCTAAATCAGGAAATACACTTTCTGTAAATGTAGACGATGCAAGTATCGAAATTAACTCTGATACACTAAGATTAAAAGGAGTAACTTCAGTACCTGAAGGTGTAGTATTATATGGAGCGAATGGTGGAGGTTCTTTTGCCTCACTTTCAATAGGCTCATATGACTCTACTAATTCAGTAGGACAAGTGCTTCAAGTTGGAAACAACGGAACAATAACATGGACTAACACATTAGATGGAGGAACTTTCTAAGATGGCACATGTGATTAAACCAAAAAGGTCAGAAACTGCCAGTTCACAACCGAGCACTTCTGACTTAGAAACACACGAAATTGCGATGAATGTCGCAGACGGAAAAATATTTACAAAAGCCGCAAATGGCTCAATAGTGACAGTTGCCCAAAAAGGTGGAGTATCTGAGGGTGACGCACTAGCCTTTGCAATAGCATTAGGATAAGATTATGGCATCAGCATTTAAAACAGTAACTAGCGCAAGTGTAGGAACAACAACTACGGCTGTTTATACTTGCCCTTCTAGTACGACTTCCACGATAATTGGATTATACCTTTGTAACCAATCAGGTGGAGATATAGAAGCAAATGTGTTCTTTTATGATGCGAGTGCAACTGCAGATATAAATTTATTAGCAGCAACCGAAATACCAGACGCTTCTACACTAGCCCCAATAGGTGGCGATGCAAAGGTGGTGTTAGAAGCTGGTGATATAATAAAGGTACAGAGCAATGTAGCAAGCTCGATAGATGTAGTTCTATCGTATTTGGAGCAGACATAAAATGCCATTAATAGGTAAGGTTTTAATTGAACAACAAGCTCTCGCTGCTAACTCAGTTTCAGCTGCTAAAATAGTTGCAAATGGAGTAGCATCGTCAGAGATAGCTGCAAATGCAGTTACTGCTGCCGAAATAGCTACTAATGCCGTTGGAGCTGCAGAACTACAAGCTTCTGCAGTAACATCAGTAGCAGATAACGCTATTACAGCAGCAAAGATAGCTGAAAATTCAGTAGATTCAAGTGAACTTGTTACAGGCTCAATCGATACTATACATTTATCAACTGGAGCAGTTACAAGTGCAAAAATAGCTGCAAATGCAGTTACTTCCACAGAACTAGCCGCTAATTCAGTAGCATCAGCAGAGATAGCTGCCAACGCAGTTGGTAGTTCAGAAATCGCAGAAAACTCTATTACAGCTTCAGAAATAGCACAGAATGTAATAGGGGTAGCGCACATAGCAGACGGCTTAATAACAACAACACAAATAGCCGCAAACACAATAGCAACAGGAAATATAGCAGATAATGCTGTTGATGGAACAAAAATAGCCCAGAACAGTATTTTAACTAGACATATAGATGATTCGCAAGTTACAGCAGACCAATTAGCAAGTGACGCAGTAACAACCGCAAAGATAGCGGATAACGCATTATCAGTTGCAAAAATACCAGATGGTTTAATTACTACTACACAGATAGCAGCTAATACCATCGCAACAGGGAATATTGCGGATAACGCAGTAGACGGAACAAAAATTGCTCAAAACAGCATTTTAACAAAACATATTGATGACGCCCAAGTTAATACTGCTCAATTAGCAGGTAACTCAGTCACAGCAGCAAAGATACAAGAAAACGCTGTTAATTCAAGTGAGATAGCAGGTAACGCAGTAACAGCTACACAAATAGCAGCTAACGCCGTATCTGCCTCTGAACTTAAATCAGACGCATTGGGTGGACAAACATTCACAGGTAATGTAACATTATCTGGAAACTTAACAGTAAACGGTACAACCACAACTGTTAGTTCAACAACTACAACAATTGCTGACCCTCTTATAGAGTTAGCAACAGGAACTTCAGGGTCTCCTTCTAATGATACAGGTATTGTTATGGAGAGAGGAAGTTCTGATAACGCCTTTATGGGTTGGGACGAAAGTGCAGACAAATTTATAGTAGGTACAGGAAGTTTCACAGGAGCATCGACAGGCGACTTAACAATTACAACAGGAACACTAGTGGCAAATATCGAAGGAGATGTTACTGGTGACCTTACAGGAACAGCAAGTGCAATAGCAAATAATACTGTAAACGCAAGTAAAATTGTAGCAGCAAGTATTACAACTGCTGAAATAGCAGCGAATACAATTGCTACAGGAAATATAGCAGATAACGCAGTAGATGCTACTAAAATTGCGCAGAATAGTATTTTAACAAGACATATTGATGATGACCAAGTTACTTCAGCTCAACTAGCTGCAGACTCTGTTACAAATGACCAGATAGCAGATAATGCTATTAATAGTGTAGCATTTATATCAAGTGGTCTAATTACAGCAGACTTACTAGCAGCAAACTCAGTAGGAGCTTCTGAAATAGCACAAAATGTTATTACAGTAGTACACTTAGCTGATTCAGCAGTAGAAACAGATAAAATTAATGATGACGCTGTAACTAATGCAAAAATGGGAGCAAACGCTATTGGCTCAGCAGAGATAGCTGCCAATGCCGTTGGTTCATCTGAAATAGCTGCAAACTCAATAGATAGTGCAGAATTAGTAACAGGTAGTATTGATACTATCCATATTGGAGCAAACCAAGTTACTAATGCTAAAATAGCTTCTAATGCTGTTATTGCAGAAACTATAGCAGCTAATGCGGTAAGTGCAAGTGAACTTAAATCAGATGCTTTATCAGGACAATCTTTTAGTGGTAATGTAACTGTTGAAGGAACATTTACTGCAGGGGATTCAACTGCTGATAAATTAGTGGCAGCTGGTTCATTAGGTATACAAGACACTAATCCTCCACAAAAACTTCATATTGATGAAGTAGCAGGTATGGATGTAGGAACAGGAAGTTCTAGTGCAACTACTCAATTTGCTCTTGATTCATTTAGTGCAAGTGCTTTTAGAACAGCTAAATATATAGTACAAATTGTTAATTCAACAGATAGTGATTATCAAGCAATTGAAATATTCTTGTTCCATGATGGCTCAACAGTTTATTTAACACAATATGCTTCAATATTTGATAATGGAGCACAGGCAACTTTTGATGCCGACATAAATAGTGGTAATGTAAGATTACTATGTACACCAGCAAGTGGTGATACAATGGCTTATAAATATATAAGAACAACGATAGAGGTTTAAAAATGGGAACTAAATTAGATTTTAATATTGAAGACGCAGGATTAAAGATTGACGGAACTGACACTATTGACTCTAGCAGAAACTTTGAGGGGGCGGTAGCAACAGATAAGGTTACTAGTGGTACTATGGCATCAGCTAGATTACCGTGGACTATTACTACAACCGCACCGACTGGGGTTGGTTCAACTTCCAGTGGACATATATGGTTTGTATATTCGAGTTAATAAATGGCAATATATGTTAATGATAGTGGAACACTTCGTCAACTTAGTTACCTTGCAGTCAATGACTCAGGGACACTCAGACGAGTTAACGAAGTCTATGTAAATGATGGAGGCTCTATAGCAGGGCCTTTCACCATTACGCATACAACTTCTAGAAACACTGCTACATCAACATCTACTATTTCAGGTGTTCATACAACTACCTTTAATACAACAACTACTTACGAAACTGATAAGAACACAACAACAACTTTTGATACAAGTCATTCGACAACATATGAAACATCAAAAGCTACTTCTACTTCAAGAACAACTACTTTTACAACAACAACTACCTTTACAACAACACAAGGTACAACGACTGCATATACAACAACTACAACATTCAATACAACGCAGTCTACAACAACTTCTTGGAATACAACAACTGCATACACAACAACTTACGATACAACTATAAGTACTACAAGGAATACTTCATTTGCAACTACAACTGCATATGAAGATACTACTACTTTTGAAACCACAACAGCTTATGCAGATAATACAAGTTTTAGTACTACAAGGACTACAACTTATGATACAAGTACAACTTTTGAAACAAATACAACTTTCGAAACAACAACTGCATATACAGATAATACAAGTTATAATACTACAAGGACTACAGCCTTTGATACAACTACAACTTTTGAAACTACTACAACTTTTGATACAACAACTGCATACACAGATAATACAAGTTTTAGTACCACAAGAAATACCAATACAGCTAGAGGAACAAATACATCAAGAAGTACAGGATTTACTAACTCTACAGAGTATAATAGTAATACAACAACAGCATATGTAGATAGTACAGGATTTACTAATTCTACAAGTTATAATACTTCAACTACAAGAAATACTAATACAAGTAGAAATACTAATACTTCTTGGAATACAAGTAGAAGTACTAATACTTCTTGGAACACAAGTAGAAATACAAGTTACAATACTTCAAGAAGTACAAACACTTCTTGGAACACAAGTAGAAGCACATCATATAATACGAGCAGAAGTACAAACACTTCTTGGAACACAAGTAGAAGTACAAATACCTCTTGGAATACTAATACTACAACTTCTTACGAAACTAATTTAACATTTGACCCTGAATTAGGAACGATTGATAGAACTACAAGTAAAAGTACAAATACTTCCACATCAGGAACTAATAATACTTCTTATGGTACCTCAGGAACTAATAATACCTCGTATGGAACAAGTAGAAACACTTCTTATGGTACTTCAGGAACTAATAATACATCATATGGAACAAGTAGAAGTACATCATATGGTACATCAGGAACTAATAATACTTCATTTGGTACTTCAGGAACTAACTCAACAGGATTTACTAATTCAACGAGTTACGGGTCAAGTACAAGTAGAAACACTAATACTTCTAGAAATACTAACACAAGTAGAAGTACAAATACTGCAACTTCAAGAAATACTAATACAAGTAGAACTACTGCATATACTGATAATACAGCATTTACTAACGAAACAAGTTATAATACTTCACAAAGTACAAATACTGCAAGAACTACAAATACAGCACAAACTACAAATACAGCACAAGCAACAGGAACTTCTCAAAGTACTTCTTATGCGACTTCACGAAGTACAAATACAGCGAGAACTACTAATACAACACAAGCTACAAATACATCACAAGCTACAGGAACTTCTCAAAGTACTTCCTACACTACTACTCAGAGTACGAATACAGCGAGAACAACTAATACTGCGCAGACTACTAATACTAGCAGAAGTACAAACACTTCTCAGTCAACTGCGTATGAAACTTCTTATGAAACTTCAAGAGCTTCAGATAGAAGTACAGGAACAAGTCAAAGTACAACAACTACTTTTGAAACAAGTCAATCGACGGCATCAAGTAGGAGTACTACTACGACTTTCGAAACAGGTCAGTCAACTAATACTAGTCAGGCAACTTCGTACAATACTACTACGACTTTTGAAACGACTAAGACAACTGAATATGAGACAGGTAAAACAACAACTACGACATATAATACAACTAAGTCAACAGCAACTAGTAAAACAACTGACCATTTAACAACAACAACTTTCAATACATCAACCACAGTGTATGAAAGAACTACCGCCTCATCACAGGGAACTCTATTCGATACAGAAGTGTCAAGCCTAGACCAGTATGGATTCTCGTATTGGGACGGTTCAAAATGGAGTGAAACTAACTAATGGCGATAAAACAGGAAACAAAAATAGATGCGGGCTATGTTAATAGAAAGATGGAAAGCATGATGTCTGCTATCTTCGATACAATCGGAGAGAACGAGGAAAGAATTAGGAATTTAGAAAAACAAATCTACGAGATGAAGAATGGAAAAAACAATACACTTACCCAAAAAGGTAGTTAAAAAGTTCAAACCAAGCAAACAGTTAGACGCGTTAAGTATAAATGAAGAACTAGGAGATATTCCTACTCATTTTATGAAATCGGGGTCTACTTTTAGACCTAAAGAACAATTAAAAGGACTAAATGAGTTTAAAAAGAGATTAATTCCTCAATATGCAAGTAATGGTGTAGAATTTGAGTATGACCTTTGGTTTAATACCAATGAAATAAATACAATACGAAGATTTCTATATACAGACTTTCTAGGAAAAGGAATATATACTAGGGTTAATTCTGTAAAAATAAATACTAAATTATTTCAATCAATTGTTGATTCAAATATAAAGATAGACGAAGAAAGAATTGAGACAATAAAACAGAATTTAGAAGATAAATATACTTTACAATGGAATACAGAATTTTATGATAAAGTTATTTTTCTTCCAGGAAGTAATCTATTATGTAAAAAAGGCCCAGATGCAACAGTAATTGATTTTGGGAGAATGAAAAAATTAATAGATGATGGCTATGTAATTAAGCCTCACCCTATAACTGCTCATCTTTATATGGCAGTGCTTCGAAAAGAATTTGGGGCAGAGAATGTCTTAAATAAGAAAGAAGGTGGTTTCGAGTTATTATTGAATTGTAAAGAAATGGCTTGTGCCCCTAACAGTGAAATGGGCTTAATTGCGTTATTGATGGGTAAAAAACTAAGTTTAGTTAGTTATCCTAAATCAAGACGAGAAAAAAGTTTATTGACATATGAAAGTTTTTATGATACAATATCTAATAGAAATTCATATGAAGCATTATGCAGAATCTTTTCTGCTAAAAACTCAGGCATAATATTCAGTTTTGATAATGATGCCGAAGAAAGACTACAACGATATGTAGATAATTTTTGGAATTTTACTTTAAGAGAATGATAGAACTAGTACACAATTATAAAAAAGTATGGAGTATGTATACTCTAGCATCGCTAGTGGATAAAACATCTAGTAGTGGTAAAGACGATATAAGACTTCATTTATATGTCCACGAAGACGATTGGAAGGAAGCTCCTATTGAATGGATATTAGATAATTTTCCGAATGTAAAAATCTATCAGTCTTTCTGGAGAACTGATAATCTAGCCAAAACAATGTGTCATTTGAAAACTTATTACACAGGTAAAGAAAAACAATTAAATAGAAGAATTATTTACTTTGGTGGTAATAGAATAATGTTAGGTGACCCTTCTAAAAATATGCCACCTGCTGATTTCTTTAAAGGTTCGGTATCTTTCTTATCAAGAAAAGCGGTCTTCCACGACCACCCTACTTTTAAACATTATTATAATACTTTAGGTCTTTGGAGTGAGAAAAGAGTTGAGGAAATAGACCCAGAAATGGTTATATTTAATTGGGACCAATTAAAGAAATTTTCTAATGATGAGCTTTTCTGTTTCGAACAAAGAAATAAATTAAAACCAGGTTGGGATAATATTCCTGAAGTTGATAAAGATATTTATGAGGCTTCAGATAGAATATTCCTACATAATCTTATGAGATATGCACATCAATATATGCCTAGATATATGAATGGTAAAAATGATATGTTAATACAATTAGATTCTATTGGACCGAAAGATTGTATAAATTATAATGCTATGTTAAGAAAATCATGGACATTAAATATTCAACATAAATGGTTGGGTAGAGATTACTATGAATGTCCTACAGGAATTCAACTAGCATTGCCTTGGGATAGCTATAGCTCACTAATTAGTAAAATCCCTCTGAATTTTAGAGAGGCAAGAATGAATGAAAAACTTTTACTTAAAGCTGAAAAACAGAAAAGAACTTCAAGAGAGTTAATAAAAGTTGGATTCAGACTAGGTAAGCTCTAGAAATTCGTCTTTTAAATCCGAAATAACTTCCCACTTCAACAAACCCTGATTAGCCCATTCTTGGACTATGACTTTTTCATTACGATTATGTGGATTTGCCTTTATAGAATTTACAGGCATATGCCAACTTGCGGGATAGTCTTCCCCTGTCTGTATAGGTAGACGCTTTGAAAAGAAGTCAAAACCAATTAAAGTAATACTCTGACAATTACATTTCTTGAGAAAAAATAAAATCCCTAAGAATCCAGCTGAAGGGCGACTTCCATCTGCCTTGTTATTTTCAGCGCCAACATAACTAAAGATTTCTTTTAGTTCTTCATCAGAAAACATTACGATATGTTCAAAAGGAACATCTGGTTCTCTTGGTTTCTTATCGAGATGAATCCTACAACGGTTAAATAGTTTTAAACTTTTTTCAAAGAATATATGATTTTTCATTCTTAACCAACCTGTCACCCAAATATCTGTATATTGACCTATTGCCTGTTTGTTTGATGAGTCGGGTACTCCTCGCCCAAAACGGACAACCGTGTCAAAACTGTCTATCCAGCTTCCATATTTGTGTTGTAGTAATTCGACAGAATTGCCGACTAGGATAAGATTTTGGCCTTCAGTAAGTTGTCGTAAAGTTTTTTCCATTCGTAAGAGTATAGTACATGATTCTCAATACCTTGCCATGGTCCGCCATCAGTAAAGTGAACTGCTCTGGCTCTAGTTCCAAAATCATAATAATTAATTAGTGCGTTATAAATAGCAGGTATATCTCCAATATGAGTCGCCCATTCTATTCCATGTAAGTAACCAGCACTAGCTGTATTGACTACTTCTGGAGTTAGTTTAGTACATCTTGAATTATCAAAATACATTAAAGATGACCAATATTTCTTTGGATAAGGTTTATTAACTTTATCATGCATTTTAACATATTGTTCAATTCCAAAAACGGGGTGTTTTACAACTTGAACACATGAGTAATCTCTGTACTCTAATAAAGTGTCAGGGTCTTGTCTCCATAGAAAATCCCCATCACAAAAAAGAGCAAATCCTTTATAATCACAAAGATAAGGGACAAGAAAGCGAGTAAAAGCAAATTCTGTACTTTCACCTCCAAACTTCCTTGTATAAATCCCTTGTTTCTCTAAATCATCTTTAACTAAAGGTATGATTTCATGCTTGTCGTTAAATCTAAGTATTGATTCTTTACAGACAGCATAGGCTTCAGGGTATTCACTCTCGTAACCTATGAATATCTTCATTTTTCTTTTAACTGTGACCCTAAATCGTTTATATATGCCTGTCTAGCTGTCTTTGTGATAGCTATTTGATTAGAATATTCTTCTATTTTTGCATCACATATATGAATAGTATTAACAATCGCTTGTTGGTCTTCAGTTAAATTGTCATAATCATACTCAGTTCCGTCTATAGTAACCTTACTCATTTAAATATATCCTGCCAATTTCCTTGTGTACTAGCCTTAGCATACTCGGTAGCACGGTTTTCAAAAAAGTTGGTATGCTCAACTGCATTTATTTGCATATCAATCCAAGGTAACGGATTTTCCGTACTATGAAAGATAGCTTTCATTCCAAGACCGAGTAATCTTCTGTCGGCAATATATCGGATATATTCCTTTACTTCCCGCGCAGTAAGGTCTGGTACTGAAACTTTATCAAAACAAACATCAATAAATTTATCTTCTAATTCTACCGTTCTTTCGGCAGCACAGTAGATTTCATACTTAAGTTTGTCATTCCAAACATCTGGATTTTCTGCAATAAATGTTCTGAAAAGCTGAGACAATCCTTCTACATGTAAGGACTCATCTCTGATACTCCATGTTACAATCTGTCCCATACCTTTCATTAAGTTATGTCTAGGGTAATTTAAAAGAATTGCAAAACTACTAAATAGTTGCACTCCTTCAGTCATACCACTATATACTGCCATAGTCTTTGCCATTTCATGAGGATTTGACATATTAAAGTCGTTTAAATACTCATGTTTTTCAGCCATAGCTTGTATATCGAAAAACTCTTGGTACATTTCATCATCTTTACCTAAAGTTTCTAACAGAAGGGAATATGCTTCTTGGTGTACTGCTTCCATAGCAGCAAACGCAACTAACATCATTCTTACTTCTGGTTGTTTAAATGTAGGTAAATAGTGGTGGGCATATCCTCCACATACATCTACATCTGCCTGAGTAAAGAACTTAAATATATTATCTAGTAATAGTCTTTCTTCAGGACTTAATTTTTGGTTATAATCCTTTATATCATCTTGTAATGGCACTTCTTCAGGTAGCCAATGCATTTGCTGTTGTTTTTTATAATTTTCAAATGCCCAAGGATATTGAAAAGGTTTATAATATTCTCTTTCTTTTAATAAACTCATTTATCCCTCGCAACTTAAACAGTCTTCTTGTTCAAATATTATTTCTCTTTTAGCTTGTGAAGTAACATTATCAGCTCTACTGATTGCTTCACTTCTTAAATAATACAATGTTTTTAAATTTTTCGCCCATGCTAACATATGTGAATTGTGTAAATCCCCTTTATTAACATCTGGTGGGAAGAATAAATTTAAACTTTGAGACTGACAAATATACTCTTGTCTGTCTGCCGCATGTTCTACTAGCCATGCTTGATTAAGTTCAACAGCAGTTTTAAAGACTTCTTTTTCTTCATCTGTTAATATATCAAGATGTTGTACACTTCCTTTATGTCCTACAATAGTTTTCCAAGTATTTTCATAAACTGCTGAATGTCCAATTTTTGTTAATAAAAGTCTATCTAAAAATTTATTTTTAACTAAATTACTTCCAGACTTTGTTTTTTGTGTATATGCATTTGCTCTATATGGTTCAATACTTGGACTTGTATTTCCGCATATAATACTAGAACTTGCATTAGGAGCTATAGCTAATAAATGTGCATTTCTTACTGAAGCTGTATCATCATCAGGACATGCTCCTCTTTCTACTGCAAGTTGTCTAGTTGTTTCTACTGCTTTTTCTTTTATCAGTTTAAACATTTTTTGATTTGTTGCTTGTGCAAGTAACCCTTCAAAAGGAATCATATTCTTTTGTAGATACGCATGAAATCCCATAGCTCCAAGTCCAATGCTTCTCTCCCGGTAAGCACTAAACTTGGCTTTTTCTAATTGGGAAGGCGCGTGTTCTATAAAGTGTGATAATACATTATCTAACATTCTTATTAAATCTGGTATAAATGCAGGAACTTTACTCCATTTATCAAAGTACTCCAGATTCACACTAGATAGACAACATACTGCTGTTCTTTCATCATTGGTTGCCAATGTAATTTCAGAGCAAAGGTTGCTGTGATTTACATATAATCCTTTATCTTTTTGAAATTGTGGTAACTCAGCATTAACAGCGTCTTCATACATTATATAAGGTTCTCCAGTTTCCATACGGTTTTGGAGAATCTTAACCCATAATGCACGAGCACTAACTACTCGAACCACTCTTTGTGTGCACGGGTCCACAAGATTCCAGCTATCATCAAAGTCAGAATGCTTAGTGGCGGCGTGAATGAGCTCCATGAAAGCATCAGGTATGA